TTCGGGACCTCATTCCCCCCGGCGTCAATTTCCCGGCTCGCCCATCGGCGGCGAGCCAGACGCCTGCGCCTGAGACAGCTGCGCCTACGCCTGCGCCCGCGCCTATGCTGGAACCGCCGCAGCAGCCGGCAGCGCCGGTTCCACAGTCTTTTCGCTGGCCCTATGCTTTCAGGTAACGCATGCATCGCGCTACGCCATTGAATGTTGCGTTTCGCTCGTACACCGCAGGCGGCGCGCGCGGCGTCGTGCACGCCATCGACGATACGACGCTAATGCAGTCGATGACCGGCGCGTTCCTGAGCGGCGAGAAGCGGAGCGCCGTCGAGGCGCCGCAGAATTACGGCTTCACTTCGGTCAACATGCCGCCCGATATGGATGGTCTCGGAAACATCATTGGCGCGGCCGAGCACTTCTCTAGTTTCATTGGCGGGTCGCGATCATTGGGGGTGGCTGGCGTCATCGATGATCGGCGCCATCGTCTGTTCAACATGGCGCAGGGCGACGTTGCGATGTTCCGCACGGCGGCGGACCAGTTGCAATTGCACCTTACACAGACCGGCGGCTTCTGGACGGGACCGAACAGCAAGAAGCTGCGCATGCAGCTCATCCAGCCGCAACAGCAACAGGGCGGCGCGCAAGCGGCCCAGCAGGATACGGGCGGAGCGGGCGCGAGCGGCAGCTCGGCGTCGGGGCAACAGCAAAAGGGCCAGCAGCCGGTCTACCAGCAGGACAGTCAGCAGTTCTTCGAACTCAATAACAACATGACGCAGCTGGTGAACAAGCAGCATCAATTTTTGCTGCAGGACCAGAAGACCGGCATCGAGATCAATACCGACAATAAGGTGTACCTTGGCGAGAAAAGCGGGTCGGGCCAGTTCCTGCAGGTTATGCTTATGGATGGCTCGCCGGCCCAGAACACTTATGCGCTGAAATCCGGCGGTCTTGTCAGCGCATCGGAAACCGAGGGACCGAAAGCGGCTCCAATCATACAGACGCTTCTGGATGCGATCGCAAATCTTACGGCGCGAGTCGAGGCGCTAGAAGCCGCGCGCGTCTGAGGGGGTAGTTGTGGCCAACGAGGTCTATACCCCGGATATCAGGCTTGTCCAATACACCAACTTTCCAACGTCTTTCGCGATCGATTGGGTGCTGCTCAGTGACGGCACGCTCGACGATACGCAATCGCTGGCGACCGCGGTCATCGTCGCGCTCGGCACCAATCGCCTGGCGCTGTCGAGCGATATCCTGCCCGATCCGGATTCAACCGATCGCCAAGGCTGGTGGGGCGACCTTGACGCTGAGGAAATTTGGAACGGGTGGACGATCGGGTGCCGGCTATGGCTGCTCAGACGGTCCAAGATTACAGGCCCAGAAGCTTTTGGCGGCGCGACTGTGACGCTTGTCGAGCAGTACATCCGCGAAGCTTTGCAGCCTTTTGTCGATCTCAAGATCGCGAGCAGCTTCGACGTGGCGGCGGCGCGCGTCGGCCTCGAACGCATTGACGCGAGAGTGCGGCTCTATCGCGGGCCGGCGCTCGCGGTCGATCTTCAATATCAGGTTTTGTGGGACGAATTGGTTAACTCGATTACAGCGAGCTATGCGTCACAGCAAATCGGGCCCATGCCGCAGCAGATGATTGCATACAGACGATAAGATGCCTTGGTCAACCCCGACCCTCACGCAAGTCCGCGGGCTCGTTCGCGACGCCGTTCAGGGCAGCTTGCCCGGCGCCGACGCCAACGTGCCGAACTCCGTGCTGCGCGTCATCAGCGATGTGATGGGCGCGCTGTGCCACCTCGTGCTGCAGTACATCGATTGGCTGTCGCTGCAATTGCTTCCTGACACTGCCGAGACGGAATGGCTCGATCGGCACGCGCAAATCTGGCTGGTTAACTCCGACGGCTCGACTGGTCGCAAGCTCGCAACGCCGGCGGTTGGCCAGGCGTCATTCAGCGCGGGGACGGTTAACGTTTTCGTGCCTTCCGGAACCCAGCTTTCCTATCTCGGGACAACCGTCGACTACGTGACGACGATGGACGTCTCGCCTCCGCTCGGCGTTCCGACCGATGCTCCCATCATTGCGCTGCAGGGCGGCAGCATTGGCAATCTCGATCCGGGGACGCTTCTCAGTCTGCCGAATACCGTTTCCGGGATCAGCAGCGTCGCGGTCACATCATTGAGCGGCGGCACTGATGACGAGACCGATGACGAGCTGCGCGCGCGTGTTCTAGAGCGTATACGCGAGCCGCCTATGGGCGGCGACGCCGACGACTACGTGCAATGGGCGCTCAGCTATCCAGGCGTGACTCGCGCATGGTGCTACCCGCTCGAAATGGGGATAGGCACCGTTACGGTGAGATTTCTGATGGACGATTTGCGCGCCGACAACAACGGCTGGCCGACGGGCGACGATATCCAGGCCGTGACCGACTATCTCAACACGGTGCGGCCGGTCGCGATCAAAGATTTCTTCGTCGAGGCGCCGATCCAGCAGCCGATCGATGTCTATATCGCCGAGCTGGTCACTGATAACCCGACCGTCCGGAGCGGTATTCAGGATCAACTGCAAACCATGCTTCTCAACTATGCCGCGCCTGGGCAGACAATTTATGCAGCGTGGAAAAGCGCTGCGATCCTGCAGGCGCCGAATGTGCAGTCGTTCGATTTGCTGAATACCGGGGATGACGTGATGCCGGCGCCAGGCTACATGGCGATATTGGGCAACGTCATATATCAGTAGAATCGATTGCATGGATAATGGCCAATGATCCGAGTGGCGATCGCCACATTCGCCGCAGTGGCGACGATTATGCGCAGGCTTTGCTGTCGCTGTTGCCGCAGGGACCAGCCTGGTCGCGAGACCCTGGCGCCGTCATCGTTAGGACGCTGTGGGGCCTGGCGCAATATTGGGGTTTTGTAGATAGCCGCGCCGCCGACCTTCTTGAGCGCGAGAGCGATCCGCGGCAGACGATAGAGCTGCTGCCGGATTGGGAAACGGCATGGGGGTTGCCGGACCCGTGCTTTCCGACCGCCACCAGCATAGGCGAGCGCCAGCGCATGCTGGTGCTCAAGATGACGCAGCTCGGCGGTCAAAGCCGGGAGTTCTTCGAGCAGGTTGCGCAATGGCTCGGATATTCCATCACCTATATCCGCGAGTGGGCGCCGTTTATGGTTGGCGTCTCTCAAGTCGGGGACACGCGCGACGCGCAAGGGAATTACCGATGGGAAATAGGGCCGCCGGAAATGCGGTTCTATTGGTCGGTACATATTTCCGGCTTGTCGCTGGTATGGTTTCGTTGCGGGGCTGGCCAATGCGGCGTCGATCCGCATGTGAGGATCGGGCATGCGCCGGACCTGGAATGCCTGTTCAACCGCTGGAAGCCAGCGCACACGCAGGTGATATTCGACTACTCGGATTATACTACGCAACCGCCGCCTGACGGCGTCCCGCTTCCGCCATTACCAGGTCCATTCATTCTCGACAAAAGCCTGCTCGACGGTCCTGATTATCTTGTCGCCGGATTATTCGTTCTTGATGCAAGCTGGATTGGCGGCGTTGATGTGCTCGGTTAGAGGTTGATACTGATGAGCGACCCTCCCGTTTCGCCTGGATTTGTGCCGCAGCAGCAATTGTCTGCTTCGCAGCTCAATCAAGCATTTCTTTTGAAGCAAGATTGGCCTGCTGTTACTCAGCCGGTAGGCACTAATGATACTACAGTCGCCACTACGGCATTCGTCACTGCGGCTATTGGCGCTGGCGGCGGCGGTCCGGCGCCTAGCAATACGCTGCCGCTTGTCGATGGCACGGCGGCAGCTGGGACATCGCTGCTCTATTCGCGCGGCGATCATGTGCATCCGACAGACAGCACTCGCGCGCCGTTGGCGTCGCCAGCGTTTACAGGCGCGCCAACGGCGCCGACGCCAACTACCGGAGATAATTCGATCAATATTGCCACTACGGCATTTGTGCATAATTCCGTTAGTACCGGCGGCGGTCTTCCGGCGATAGTTTCCATTACCGCATATGGCGGCGTCGGCGACGGCGTCACCGACAATCTTGCGGCTCTCAACGCCGCCATTGCTGCGCTGCCTAACGGCGGTACGATCTATTTCCCACCGGGAACGTGGTTTAGCTCCGCCCCCTATGCGGTCCCATCCGGCATACACATTCAGGGCGCCGGAGAATTAGCGACCACTCTGATGACCAATGGCGCCATGTATACGATATACATGCAATCATTATTGACCGGCACTGGAATATATAGCGGCGTCATCACCTACGCCATCAACGCTCCGACGCAGGGCGGCAACACCATTACGACGACAAGCGCTGCCGACGCCGGCAATTTCAATCCAGGAGATGTTGTTTTCATATCAGGGAATCTTCACGGCACATCGTTCTGGTATCCATCATTCACCACAACAGTTTTTTCATCAAACTCAAGCACCGGCGTCATCACCTTAAACGAAACGCTGCCGATCGGCGGGGCAGACGTTCAGCTGGTGCAGAAGGTTTTGACATATCTGACCGATGTAAGAATCTCAGACCTGACGGTGAATATTCCGTCCGGAGCCGTCAACGGCGGCATTCAATTCGGCATCTCAAGAAATATCGTCATCGAGAGAGTCGCCTGCCGGACGAAGGCGACTACGCGGCATTCGTATCTCTCGCTGGCCGGCGTCAGGGACGGCTACATCAACAACTGTCTGATCGCCGCCGGATATCTCGACTGCCTCGGCTGCCACAACACAACGGTGATCAACAACACCATTCAACAGGGGATAGTGACGTTTGACGGCGGCACGATGGATTCGTCGTTCATTGACAATTCCGTCACCGATCCGCAGGACCCGCAGGGGACGGCTAACTACGGCATTGCAATCGCGTCGGATTCGCAGCGCAATAGGGTGATCGGCAATGTATTTAACGGCGTGGCGTCAAATTACGCCATCACCATAGGTCTGAGCAACGACAGCAACATCTACGGCAACAATATCATCATCGGGAATACCATATACGGAACAAACACAACCAGCGCCAACGGCGTTGGCATAAATGGCAGCGTAAATAATATAATAATAGGGAATAATATAAATACAGTAAACGCCGGGATAAGACTGACAAGCAGCGCAACCGGGCAAATTATATCCGG